TTATTTGCCTCCTATCTTTTTGGATTTGTCCAATGTCTTCTGGGCGGCCTCGATATCGCTATAAACGATATAGGCCCTCATGCCTTTTGCTCTTAGTTCGGAGAATAGCATAAGTAGCTGTGTGAGTACTTTGAGTAATTCCGGATTATTACTTGAAACCATTACATTTTCTTCATCCGAGCGTCCATTGTATCCACCGTTGGCGAATCCGTTGACGGGAAGAGGATTTGTGCTTGTTCTTTGTCTTCGGATGGCATCCAAGGCTAGGATATGGTTCATGGAAACCGGATCTTGTAATTGCCATGCCGGTGTAACGTATTCTTCTCGATGTACGGGACCAGCCACTTCAAGTATACCACCGTTGCCGGTGAATCCTCCGTTGTACCAACCGGTGGAGTCTGATACAACTCGTTGTCCGGTTTGCGGCGTAGTGTTGTCATTAAAACCTGCATTTGCGGTAGATGTACTAGGTTTCTTGATAAGGCCTTTCAAGGCTCCGAAAGCGACGTTGATAAGTGCGATTTCGGCAGCGGCTTTTGCTAGTCCTAAGAATCCTAATTTAGACACATTGCGGATTGTGGTTTCTGCGATCGACATTGTTACAACTTGGCGAAGAGTATCTAATGTCAATAATAGAATGTTCCCCATAGCGTCAGCAAAACTTGTTTCAGAATCAACTAAAGATTCCCCAAGGATTTGGCCAGCTTGAGCGGAGAAGTCTAATAAGGTTTGTGCTCTTCGTTTGTCTGTTTCTTCTTGCTTTTTCGCTAATTCCTCTTGTTTCTCATTTTGTGTTTTAACGAAAGATTGCAAATCTTTATTTAGTCCGTTGTATAACTTCTCTTTTTGGACTTTACGGTCTTTATCGGCTTTGGCCTCTTTTTCCAAATTTTTGAGATATTCTTGATAGGATTTATCCATCAGTTTAATTCGGAAATCAAGGATCAGTTGTTCAATTTTCTTTCTTTCCTCACTGCCTATTTTATAGATAGCTAATTGTTTATTTAATTTTTCGAGTTCTAAAGCTTGAAGTTTTGTTTGATAATCATCATATAATCTTAGGCCCTCGGTATAATCTTGTGTCAATTTTAGTTTCTTGGTTGCGATATAACGATCAACCTCTTTCAGCTTTGCGTCTGTGATTTTTTTCTCTTGCTCCGCTGACAGTCCCGGGGTTATATCCGGTTTTTTTATTTTAGGGGCAATAACTTCTACTTCTGGCAACTCGTTTGCAGTTTTTTTAGGCAGAAGAGGAGAGTATTTCTGAGATATCTTATCGAGGTTGGATGCTAATTGGTAAGTTTGTGTCATATAGCTCTGTAAACTTCCCCAGAAATCCTTATCGACTTTACCTCTGGCCCCATAGTAGTAGTCAATGTAAGAGATGACATCATCATATGTTTTTGTCCATGAGCGTCCGTTCTTTATCCCTTCATCTGTTATACGTTTTACGTCTCGAAGCATAGCGTCGGTAACGAATTGTCCCAGATTTGATTTTTCCCTCATTTGATCCATCAAATCAATTTGTTTATTTAAGGCGGTGGTCGTTACATCCTCCTTCTCTTTCTGCATGGTTTTTAAAACTATGTTTTCATGCAACTTTTCATTAACTATTTCTAAAGCTTTTGCGATATCCTCGGTTGTACTTTGTTCTGTTAGTTGGTTTTCAAGATATTTTCCATATCGAGAATTGATCTCATCGATTAATTCTTTTCGTTGCGTTGTTCCGGCGTTGCTTCGTTGGAGAGCGTCAAATAGGGTATAGGCTTCTGCCTGTTCAGTGGCGATCTCCTTGTTCATCTCTTTTAAAGCCCGGGCACTCTTAGTTGAATTATCCCATATTTTATAAATACCTACAGCTAAAGCGGTGATTGCTACTCCAGCCGCAATAATTGGATTGAGTCCTAACGTCACTAAAAAACTACGCATGGCAATTGTCGCAGCTTTGATATTTCCTGTCAGTAGGGCTTTTGCCGCAGCTAGCGCATACTCGGAAGCTATGGAGGCACGGATAGCGATGGCGTTCGCTTTTTCTATCAATACAGCTTTTGAGGAGGCTTTACCTTTTAGTTCCGTCCAATATGTATTTAATTTTATGACCGCTGTATAAAGAGCTAGAGTTGAAGTTGAAAAAATAACTAATCCTGTATTCTTACTGATCCAGTCAGCCATCAGAACTAGTTTTTTAGTCCAGTTCACGGTTTGATTCATTACGCTGATAATGGATGGATTGATCTTTTCCATTAACTCAATGCCAAGATCGTTAAGTTTGTTTTTTGCTTGTTGCATTTTAGCCGTGGCAGATTGGCTTTTTATCGTGGCCTGCTCTAAAGCGACGGATGTGCCAGTTACGGCTTTCGTATAATATTCTACCTTATCCGCTTCATTGATAAGGACAGAGGCAACATTGTAACCTTCTTCCCCGAACATCTTTTTGATAGCGGTAGCGTCCATTTGTTTTTTGCGGAGATTTTCCAGAGCCGTATTTAGCCCGACTATTTTGGGGTTAGTCTCGTCAGCTCCTGTTTGCAGGGTAAGGAAAAACTTTTTGAGTCCGGTACCGGCGATCTCATCCTTGATACCTTTCTCACCTAAAGTTTCAATGGTTCCAACCAGTTGTTCGATCGGAATCTTTGCAGAAGCGGCTGCGACACCACTTGTCTTTATAGCTTTGGTCTGGCTCTCTACGGCTGCTGCACCGAATTTACTTCCGGCGGCAAGTACATTTACATATCGAGCGGCTTGATCAGCTCCATCCCCATACTGGTTTAATGCCAAGGTGACGGCATCTACCGCATCCGTAAGTTTCATGCCACTGGCAGAGGCGAGGATGAGCGTTTGCTCCGTCACTTCTGCTAAAGCCTCTTTATTTGCTAGCAATTCGGGTTTAGCGGAACCTACTAATTTATAAGCTTCCAGTATCTCATCAGCGGATTGGCGTATGCGGATACCTTCTTCGGTAACTGTAGTGGAAAGACGTTTTGCTTGATCTGTAAGCCACTCTATACTTTCATCATCTAGGCCTGTAAGAGCTTTTACATCGGCCTTGCTTTCTTCCAGTTTATTGCGGGCTTCACGGAATTTGTTGAAAGTAAGAGTAATACCCGTAATGGCTGCCACTGCGGTACCAATGATTCCCATATATTTATTTACGAAATCTGTGGCACGTCCCCAGACCGAGGCTTGGCAACCGATCTCTACACGCATCTCTTGTTGGGCTAGTGCGGTTTCTTTGGAGATGCGTTTCAGCATTTCTAGTTTAGTGTTATATTCAGCGGTACCACGAGTTACTTTTTTCAGCTCCGTTGAAATTTTATTCTTTGTCTTTATTAAGTCATTATAAGTAGCTCCACTTAGGTTCTTCAATACTCTTTCCGTATCAGCGACCTCTTGCTTATACTTTTGCATCTTCTGGGTTTGGGCAGTCAACTCACGTTCTATTTTCTTAGCCGCCTTACTATTGCCTTCTCCCGCTGCTCGGAGATCGAGTAGCTTTTTCTCCAGTTCCCCGATTTTCGTCTCTAACTCCGATGCGCTAGTCATTGCGTCGGAGTTATCCAAGTATATCTTGATGCTCCTGTTTAAATCTCCTGCCATATTCTAATCTTTATCTATGAAAATTCGTGATGCGTCGATTTGCATATCGGCAGCGTAGTCCGCTACGATGTCTGCCAGTTTGGGAAGATTCTTTTCGATGATGGGATCGAACCAACGGATCGGGTGGCGGTTGCCGGTTCCCATCAGGTAGAAAGAATCCGGGTTGGTTTTTTTCAGCTTCCCGTATTTGTCCGTCCATTTAGAGCCGCCCCGGAAACCACCTTGGCCCCGTCCGGCTCCCCTATGGATATAGATACCTTCACGGGCGAAACTGAATCCCACTCGTTCGGTCTCTCCTTTACTTTTGTAAATTCTGGGTTCTAGGGAGTCCGATAGGAACTCATCTTTCTGGACAAGCAAGGCGATATTCCCTTTTAAGTCTTGGATCACGTAACCCATCCATTCCTTTACCTCAGAATTGAATTGTCTCAATTTCTCCTTATCCTGCCTACGTTCATACCGGGCGATCCGGCTGGTTGACTCTAGCGAGATCTCGAAGGGTAATCCTTCCCTCGCTCCGATTAGGGAGTTCCTGCGTTTAGGCGTGCGCATCTGCTCGCTCAATCTTTTCATGACTCCCATATCATACCCACATTGATTGGTCGATAGAGAAGGGGATAGGCTTTCTTAGGTTGAAGCCTAACATCACCCCATAAAAATTATCTCCCATGGGACCTATGCCCCGAAAGGTCATGCTGTTTAGCTCTAGGAACTGAAGCCCGTTACGTTCCTCGTTCCAGTCGAGCATCATCCGGCAGACGATCTGCATGAGAAGATCCTTGCATTCCGCTTTCGCAAAGTGAATCCCGTCGATATTCCCGGCCTCGCATTGCTTTAATAGGGCGATAAAATATTGTGGGATATTTACGAGGTTGTCATTGCTAAGCCAAGAAAAATCCGAGTTAAGCCCGTCAATGGCGACTAATACATGATCCCGAATAGAGGAGATACGTTCTTCCAGATCGGAGATTTCCTCTACCTCGTCACTACGGAGGAAATGACATTCCCCGTCCGTATGACCGATAGCGGCTAGATGCCTAGCGATCCATTCCGAATACTCAAAGTGATTGTATATGTCCATAACATCCAATTTATAGACACAAAAAAAGCCCCCCGAAGGGAGCTTTTAAAGGACATATCTTTAAACTAAGGATAGTAAAAAGAAAAGGAAAAAGAAGATCAGTACAGTAGCTATAACCTTTGCCGTTGTATTTCCACTGCGTTTAGCCTCATTAATCGAGGCCCCGATCAGCATGACAGAACCTAATATGATAACGAACGTCAACATATCGCAAATATAATCATTCCTCCGGAAGCAACAAACGTAACAGCTCCTCCAATCTAATGGCGGCACGCATTCGTTCTTCTTTACTATATTGTCCGTTTACATCGGTTACGATGTCGAGTAGGTGGATCGCTTCTTGTAGTTTCATGATTGGACCTCCTTTCCGTCGAATAGATGCAAGCTTTGTTTTAGGAAACAGAGGTCTGATATCGTATTTAGGGCCTTTCTTTCCTTTCCTGAAGGATTGTCGCTACAAGCGATGAGACTGATGGCCTCGTCGATGGCCTCCAGCTGTGTCCTCATATATTCGGGATTCTCTTGGAACGTCTTGATGAATCCAATCATATCCGGCGTGAGTTTTATGCCTTCCACTTCTACTGTTTTCATGACTTACCTCCTTTCTTTGCTGAGCAATAAATGAACCAAGCCACTCCAATCAGCGGTAAGAACACTGGAGACAGCATAGCCAATAAAGCTACCGTGTACATTTTAGCCTCGTAAATGGATTTGCAGGAGGCGATACCAAGAGGTAAGAGGTTGTAGAACTTTTGGACGGTTGTCCATGTGAAAGGATTGGATACCTTTACGCTTGTAGCCACCTCGGGCTGCAAGGTAATTGAATTTTTCTTTGTCATAATGTAACGCATTTAATAAATTAATATACGAGAAGGGAACAAAAAAGTTCCGCTTTCCCGTTGCGTTACACCTTGACAAGGCAGTGGGCGCATTAACGCTCCACACGGGGGTCGGAACTATATTTTTAACCGTAGGCATAAAAAATGCCCGCAGCAATAAATGGCGAGCCTTTGTCGCCTTGTCAAAATGTAACGCATTGCAAATATGGTGAAAGTTTTTGAGATGGCAATAGCTTTTGCTTCAAAACTTCGATTCGCTTGTTTTTTCGGTTCTTTCTATTGCTAGCCTTTTTATTTCTTCATATAACTCCTCTGAAAGCTTTTCCTTTGCAACTGCTTTGAAATTACGCAGATTTTGGATATGATCTCCTAAACCATTCTTATTCCTTAATTTCTTAATGCGAGCATTTAACAATTCAAGAAAGGCTATATTATAGTTTCTTGCGTCAGATGTCCTAATAAGAATTGATTTGTTTTCTTCCGAATTAAGAGTTTGATATTCTTTTCTTGCAACCTCCAAACGAACTTTCAGTTCATTGATTTTATTTTGAAGCGTGCGTTTCCAATCTAAAAGAATTTGCAAATCCTTTTGATTTTCCACATCATCTGAGGTTATATTTAAAACCTTATTTACAATCATAAGTTTGACTAGTTTTTACGTTAACATTACTGCAATTAAGGAAAAGTTTTTGATGAATCCAAATTATTTCCGGATAGCCATGCCAGTGACAATGATAGCATCTGGTTCAATAACAATTCCTGTTTTTAAATCTCTTATTGCGGGCAGATAAGTGACCTTGATATTAATGATACCATTTGCGCCTATTTCCATTGCTTTATTACATAAGACATTAATAGCATCATCAGAAAAAGCTTGTTTGTATTTTCCGTATTTGACTTTATGCTTATCATAGGTCTCCCCATAAATATCATCTTTCATTCCTTTGCGAACGCTCTCTCCTATAATCTCATAACCACTTTGAACTTTTGCGGATACACTACCAATAGCTTTATATTCAAAATTGACAGAATTGGCTTCTGTCATAAAAAATCCTTTGTTTGTATATTCTGAATAATCTAATACCACTGCGCTTTGTTGGTATGGAGATTTAGGAATAATACTACAGCCTGTTATGGCTGCGACGAAAATGAGAGATAATAATGTTTTCTTCATATCGTGTGAATTTAAATGTTAACAATGCTGCAAGTAAGTAAAGTTTATTTGAAATACAAAGGTTTTTCTTGATTATTTAAGTTGATAAGAGTATATATTTTAAAATGTTGTTTTTGCCTTTCAAACTAAAGGCTAATACAACGGGCACACTCCTTTCCTTATGGCATAAAATGTTGTTTCTACCTTTCAAACTAAAGGCTAATACAACTAACGCTTTTGTTAATGTTCCATGGACAGAGTTGTTTCTACCTTTCAAACTAAAGGCTAATACAACCCTCAATGAGGCTTGTCCCAAAAGGCATTGTTGTTTTTGCCTTTCAAACTAAAGGCTAATACAACCCAAGATGGATACAGTATGGGGTTAAACGGTTGTTTTTGCCTTTCAAACTAAAGGCTAATACAACTACTATGACTATATCCATCACCCAATCTGGTTGTTTTTGCCTTTCAAACTAAAGGCTAATACAACTTATCCAAGATAGGTGACGCATTAGGGTATGTTGTTTCTACCTTTCAAACTAAAGGCGTTTTTTACATCTGGCTCCCCTAGTTGTTTCTACCTTTCAACCAAAGAGCATAAAATGTTTTTATGCTGATGAGTCATTCGAAAAGTCTTCTAATTTTATATTTTCTATCTTCATTTTAAATTCTGCTATAATCTTTTTTGCATATACGAAATCGTCAGAAATCTCTTTGATACATTCAGCTTCGTATTTATCATGTAAGAACATATTCCGAGTTTTAATGAGAAAAGAACTATCTATCTTTTGTTTAGTTCGTTTCTCATATTCTGTAATTAGCTCATTAAAATCATAATAATTTCCGGGAGTAGCCTTCTTTAAATCTGGGAACATCGATACCATAGCGATTTCGAAAGAATGAATGATAGGTATGATTTGTATCTGGGCTTCTTCGAAATCTAGGCATTCTCTTTTATAATTTTCATAAGGTTGTATCTTTACGCTAGAAGATATACTATTGTTTCTTTTGACTTTACTTAATACTTTATTCAAAGAGCTGATTCTTGTATCATGATGTATATAAAATAACTTTCCGTAGTCTTTTATCTTGATATCTTCTCCTTGTATTTTTAAAGGGTTGAGATCGATCAAGTAAGAAACTCTCTCATTTAAAATACCTTTGACGTTTTCTAGTTTGTATTTGTTAATTCTGTTGTATAAATCAGAAGGAAGATATTCCTTGGTCATCATAAATAAAAGAATATCTTGTATTTGGTAGAGTCTGATTATAGACTCGTTATCGCATATTTCGTTATAATTCTTACGATAAAGTCTATCTTCTTTCTCTAATAGCTTATTAGCTTCTGCAACAGGAATCTTGGATGGCCTTAGTTCTTCCATTTTCTTGATCCTTTGCTCTAAGGATAAATAGCTTTTGGATTTACCCTTATTCGGTGATAACTTGTCGAATAAACGATAATTACGGGGTTGTGCATAGAATTCTTGAGATTGATCTTCGAAATAAGCTCTAAAATAGTTCTGGATCAAGTATGAGACATTCAATACCGGACTTTTTTCTCGGGTAGGAGATTCTATTAATTGCTTCAATTTGGATTTTTTCAAACAATTAATGATCGCTTCATTAAATAGACCACGAGGTAGGAATATGGCCTCTTCCTTCTCTTGAGGCTTATTAGGCTCACGTTGTAAGTCCCGAAGAGGGTGGCACTGGATATTTAGTTTCCCTTGGAGGATTTTCTTTTGTATTCGTGAAAAATATACTTTCCGCTCCTTAAGGTAAGCGATGTAAAACTCTATTAAAGAGGTATAGTTCGTACCTATTTGAGCTAAAAAAGGATGCGGATTTGAAGAATTGATCAATCCTGCTCGTGTGAAGATTTCCGTTAAGTCATTTCTTCTTATCCCGAAATATGCTAAAGAAACTTGTATGGCTTGGAAATTAGGCTCTGTGACTTTATCCCTTCCATTGTTTTTTGAAGGCTGTAGCCATAGCATGTCTCTAACCAACGTTTCCGCTATTCGGCCTGCTTTTAATATTTCATGTTGCCTTTTACCAAAAGCGGATTTCTGAGATTTGATACGTTCTACCTCATTGAGTTTACTATCTGTCCAAAAGATAGCTTTCATGACCCGGCGTAACATTAGCTCGGATCTCTCTTCCGGATGCTTTTGTTTGGTACTTTTATGGATAGATCGTTCAATGATATCTTTTACGGATAGGGGACAGTGTGATTTATGTATATTATTATTCCGTAAATAAGTATAGAATAACATGGCCGGCAATTCGTATTTACTCAACCAGAAATCGGCGATAGGCATTTTAGCACCCTTCTCATCGATGGTAGGGTAGGTATCTTTCCCTTCTGGTAATACCTTAATACCGATATTATTACCATTAACGATATAATGGGGCGTAGATTGAACCAGATAAGGCTCAAAAGAATTGATATCCGGTATACTATCCGTACTTATATCTATGGATTTTACGTTTAATGCCTCCGATAGTTTCTTTGCGGAGATATCTTGGATGTTTTTACAAAAGCCTGCGAGTTGGAAATTAATGTATCTATCCTTTGTCTCTCTATCGACTCTTGTTTTTTGATATCCATTGTGAAAGTAATTTCCGAGATATGTGTAGAAGCCAATTTCTTTAAAATCAGCTTGTTTGTCTAAAAAGTGCAGGGCAAAAGCCTCAAAGCGACTGCGGAACCGTATTCTGGATCTATCCGGAAGGCCGTAAGGATCTTCGGCATCCGTTGGTTGTAATGTCTCGTTATACATTTCCCGGTATTTAGGCTCAAGGGTTTGATACAGTTCTATTGGTATCCTAGATAGTTCATTCAGTATATCTAAAGCCCGGTCTTGTTTCGTGTCTTTCGTAGTGCGTAGACGTTCTACAGGAGGTTTGGTGGAAAGAGCCGTGAAAACCTCAAGGGTAAGCCTATATTGTAACGAGTCTCCCCGTTTGAATCCGGATAACTTTTTCAAGAATAGATAACTGTACTTCCTTTCAAGGAACATCGAGATGAAGAAAGCATACCCTTTTTCGCTCAGATCGTTATTGTTTGCTAATGTGTAATAGAAATGATCATCTTCCGTTTTTAGAACAACCCGCCCTTTTTTGCGAATGTATCTACGAAGATGCTCCATCTCTTTCTCCTCGGCTTGGAAACGCTCCTTGATAATGTTTATGGCACTATCGTAGATGCAGTTCAGTGATGAAGGGATATCATACCCACCGGGATAAATACAGATGGGATCATGATAATAATGGGTGTAATAGTTCCTGACGTCATTAAGCAAAGAGGCAAAAGCTGTAATGATGGTTTTATATTCTATACAAAGTTTATCCGATTGCCTTTCACCTTTTTTAGGCGTCTTCATTTCAATGATCGGTTTTATCCATGGTAAATATCCTTCAACGACCTGTTCTAGGTTGTTTTGTGGATTTTGATCGAAGATTGAGTCGATGAGTGTTATTACATGCTTGATATCCCAACTGCTTAATTGCTTTTGGGTGTCCAACTTTTTAGCGATAAAATTAAGTGTTTTTATTAGTCCATCTATCGCTAGGTTTGCATATGCGGCAAAGATATGTTTGTTTTCTATGGCTCCCATAATAAAATGATCTATACCAAGTTCAATTTAGTAATCCGGCGGCTGATGTCTTTCAGCGCCATATCCAGAATAGCCAGTTCTTCCTGTGTGAATTTGCAAATTTTACCGTGTACGCTATTCCCGTTTAATCGTTGGTAGAACCAAGAGGATGATTTCCCGAAATAATCTTTGGCTAGATTAGAGACGGACAGGTATGGTAAAACGGGACTCAGTCGCTCACGAATAGTTAGCTGCTCCTTGATGTCCGCGATCTCTTTATGGATGTTTTCAAAGTCATTTTGCACACCTGCGGTAAGCAGTTCGGTTTCCTTTTCATCCATGCTATCCAACAGATCGGTAATTTGTCGGTCTATGGTAGGGCGGTCATTCTCCGGGGACTTTTTCCAAAGTTCCTTTAGTTCAAAAAAACGCTTTACTTTATCCATCTTATTCTGTTTTTTGAGTTACACATGAAAGGGAAACTCCCCCTCTGGCCTGGAGGGGGAGAACCTTTCTGGTCAATAATACTTTCCAAGTTCCTTAAGTTCTTTCTCAAGTCTCTTGATCTCTTTATCAACCACCGCTTTCATGAATTTGCTTCTCGAAGTCAGTTCATGATACTTGCGGAGATAAAAAAGGAGATCTTTTTCTGCCTCTTCTATCCGGGCTTTTAGCCCATCGTCACTATGCATAGAGCTCTTGTCTTAATGACATCACAAAGATAATAAAAATATTATCAATGGCAAACGTTTGGTAATATTTTTATTATCATAGTATCTGGATTGGAGATAATAACAAAACCGCTCCACCTTCACAGGCAAAGCGGCTGTCCATTACTAATCTAAAAATCTAATACCATGAAAAACACCTATTACTACATATCTTGTTTCTTTTTCTCCTCTTTTTCGATCGCTACTTCTAGGGTATAGAGAGCGTCGTATAAAAGGGATTGTTTTACCTGTTCTTTCTTGGTCACGTCTCCGCTGGCCATCTCATCCACGATGCGTTGTTGCGTGTCGAATATATCCAAAGGGGCTTCATTCCCTCCGGAGGAGAATACCCGGGAGAACTTTGCTCGTATGAAATTCATGCTACCTAGGTAGTACCAGAACATGACTGTCTTTACGATCGGCTCTACATTCCGGAACCAAGCCGGATCACCGTCCTCACGTATGGTGAATGAGCCGTCTTTCCAGATTATGGATAGGAAGTTATCCAATGCCTCGAAGAAATCCTGTCTCATTCGCTGTTGCCAAGTTTGCAACATGATGAACTGTCCGTAGCTGATATTGGTCAGGCCGTCTTCCGGGCCGTATAACTCGATATCTTTGCCTTTGTAGACGGGGAATGGGTTATGGGTTAAGCGGATATCCAGCTCGATTCCCTTCTCTGTCTCTTGGAATAAGAAATCAAAGATGGTGCTCAACGCCGCCAGTTGCTCGGCCGTGATCCATATACGATCTTTGGGAAGGGAAACGGCGTAACCGGTTCCATTGGCTTTCTGATATCGCCGGATTCTCGCGGACAGGCAAAACAATAGCATCTTGACCTTGGCTTCTTGGGCCGTACTTTTCGAGTTCAAAATATTGGCGAGAAAGCAAAGCTGTTCCGCTGTCATCTCATCCCATGTGCCGGGCACGAGGTAATCGATATCTTTGATCGTTATTTTTCTCATAATACGAAAATATGTTTGTCCTTGGAATTAAAGTCGTTCTTGATAGGAGCGGGGAGGCCTAGTTCCGGGGCGTAAACTTTCATGTAATCCTCGATTACCGCTTCTAGTGACGTTACCTGCTCGGCGTAGAAATTACCGTTGTCCGTAGGATCGGAATACAGCGGATAGATCACGGGCTTAAACTCCAGCTGGCCGGCCGCCGTACGTTGTACCCGGGTGGTTTGGCTGGTATGGAGCTTGGCTACGTACATGGCGAGCCATACCCGGATATAATCAATCAGCTTGATCCGGAGCGGATCATCCACGCCGGTTCTTAAGGTGTCTTTTAAGCTCTTGTCAAGAGTGGTCCCGATCCAGCGGCATAGCTTCATCTCCAGTGTATCAAGTAGGGGACGGAACTTTTCGAAGGTCAACCGGGAATAATCGATATTCACCTTACCGTAATCTTGGAACTCCCGGGCGGAATTAAGGTAGTGGCCGTTGGCTTGGTTCTTGTAATAGCGGCTTTCTTTCCATTCCGGATAGTCGTTCTCGTGGCTTCCGAGATGCTCCAGTAGCTTATCCAAGTTATTCCATCCCCGTTCCTGCATGCTCTCTTCCGATCGGGCGATCTTTTGATCGCTGGCTACGGTGAACTTATCGTTCCGGCTTACCGTATGCCCGCTGTCACCGATCAAGACCCCTAGCTCCGGACTGGCTAGCGCTACGGCCAATGGTCCCAGTGTCCGGCTGGCGAGCATCTTGATCGTAAGGATATCTTCCGTTAACGGCTCTCGATACAGCCGATCGACCAAGGCTTCCCCGAGGTAGGGGACGATATATCGATCGAAAGCGTCTTGAAGATAAGACTCCAATATCTCGAACTTAAATGAGGCGTTTACCTTGACGGTATGCCTCAAATCATCTATCGTTTGTAGGAATGGCTGTGTCATGATTATACTTTTTCGTTACCGATACTCTTTTCCGATCCCGTGTTCTTATCGAGTGTCGTTAGCATGATATTGGGTATCACGAACTCGATGTCTTTTCCCCATCCGTTGATCTCCCGGGCTAGGTATAGCGGGAGAACCATCATGTCCCGGAGCGGCTTGAACAGCACTTGGGCGATAATGAATAACTCCCGGGCCTCGGTACCGTTGATGTTCTTCGATTTCCCGGGCGACGCTCCTTTCAAGGACGGATGTACGCCCATCGTGTTACAGATCACGTTTGTCGCTTCCTCCGAGTCCTCGATATACTCACCGCCCTTGATAAATGATTCCAAGGGCTTGATGATGATATCGCTCTCCTCGTATTTATTGATCTGATCATACCGGAAATGGGATACGAAGCTCTTGCCGGCGTTCTCCTCTCCGGAAAGGAAGTCGTTCAGTTGTTGTAGGAAAGCGTTCTTGCGCTCGTTCCGTTTCTTCTTGTCATCCTTGGGGATACCTTCCGAGTCGTAAAGCTTGTCCCAAAATTTCATGTTGATGGAGACGTGATATTTCAAGACCATCTGGTTTTTCAGCAACGCCTTCTTGAATTTCGGGATGGCGCAACTGAACTCGTACCAATCGAGGAAGATGGACCACCAATAAGGGCGGTTGTAATAAAAACGCCCCGGTACCGGCATATTGAGGCTTAACGTATAGCCATTCTCTTCCTCGTCCTTTTTCTCTCCGGTCTCCGGATCGGGTACGAGCCCGGTACGGACCTTGAGATCGTAAAGCGGGCTTCGGCGATCTAGCAATCTCGTTACGATCACGTCGTCCGGAAATGATTCCTCTCCCCATTGCGAGGAATAACCATGATACTCGATGCGTTTCGTCTTCTCGTCTTGCTCGCTGATCCGGGAAAAGCACATCTCCCGGTGCCAGATCTGGACTACCTTCGGTCTCTCTCCGGCCTTCCGTTTGCCAAAAGCCAGATAGACGAAAGAGTCGGAGAATACGACCAGATCGTTGGCTAGCTCGGACATTACCCGTAAGTAGTTGCTATCCGATATGAACTGGAATATCTCCGGAGCCTCTTCCGGGGTAAGTTCCTCCAGCTCGATCTTTTTGGTCTCCGGATTCTTCACCCTCCGGCAGACCATCAACCCATCGCCGTAGGCCATGTTCGCCTTGAACTCGATATTGCTGCCTACGATCGTGTTGTCGGCGATCTTTTTCATGATCCTTACGGGCAACTTGTCTTGGTGACCGAACGGGACAAACCTGACCTCTTTCTTGACGGAAGATCCTTTGGCCGGGGTAATGACTGTGGCCGTGAATTTTTTATCCTCCAGAAAACCTACGTCCTCGGTCATGACCACCGCCGCTTTCGCTCCGGGGAGGAAAGCGGTGTCACCCATTAGAAATACGTTCTTGCGTCCCATTATGCGTATATTTTTTTACCGTTAATCCGGATGATCATGCAACGGATGAACTTCCGGGGGAACCGTTCGCCCCGAATCCGGATGTTTATCGTGCTTCCCTTGGCGTGGATCGAGCTGAAGTAGGCTACCTCATAATCCTCGATCGAGCCGGGAGAGCCATTTCCCTCCCGGCTTTCATTCAACCGCACGTACGAGAACGAGAACATCTTGTATCGTCCCCGGTCATCCTTTTGCTGCATGACAGCCCAGACATCACTTTGTTTTATCCTTTTTTCCATATCTCCATCTTAAAAAGATTACCAAGGCCAGAACCATCGTTACGCCGAGCGCCCACCACCCGAGGGCGTTCTTGCCGACATCGGAGTTGAGCTCGGTATCTCCGGACCGGTCTTCCTCATGGCTGGCTTCCGACCGGGCGAAAACGCTCTCGTTCTCCTCTTTCTTTTGGCTTTCCGCTTCTTCTTTTCGCTCGTTCTCATGTTCCTCGCCTTCGAGTGTCAGGATAAAACGGCCGGGGTACCGGCCTTTTCCGCCCGCCTGCCGCTCAAGGTCGAATTCCCTTCGTATGATCCGGATGTTTCTCCACCGATCTCGCACGGTGTTGGAACTGGCAAGCCGTACATCCATAGAGGTATCCAAGCTCTCCAATACCTGTCGCTCTTGATCTCTGTAATGGCTATGATCAGAAGCGCTACGACGCACGGAGCAGCTAGCGCAAAGAGCCACCATTCCGGCCAAGACACACAATCTCTTATAAAGTCCATATTCCATGATTCGCTATCCAAAAGGGAGTTCGCATAAACAATACCACTCTCACATCAGTTCCCAGCCGGCCTCGATGTCTTCCATAGGGATACGCTCGCCGTTCTCCATGTAGCACATGGCATCCACTAGGGCGCACATCGTTCCCTTGTCCGACAGGTCTAGCCGGCAACAGTCCGGTATTTGCATCTCCCGGCATACCCATCGTACGTAAGCCGCCGTGTCATTCTCATTGCGGGGGGCCCATCGTTCTATCAGTTCCTTTATGGAACGTAGGTTATACGATCGCTGGTATTTTAGCAAGAGCTTCATCATGGCCCGTACCCCATGCGGTATATCCTCGAATTCCTCGAAAGCGTTGTCCTTTTTATCGGCTTTCGATACTTCTCCGGCCCAGTCGTTCCGCTCCGAGTTCCGGATATTACCGGGGTTGTTGTTTCGGATTCCCCTTGGTGTCGTTGTCATTTTTACAATCCTCCTTATCTAATTGGTTACTAATATTCTTTCCTAGCTTAGACTCGATCTCTCCTTTGAGTTGTAGTTTAAGCAGCTTTGGAAACATCATGTTCGGCCAGATAATCAATGCGCTACCCAGCATGCTCCACAGCTCGCACACACAGGCTAGGGTACATCCGGCCTTGGTGATTATGGCGTTATCTTGAGTGAATATCCGTTCCGTAACGAATACCACGAGCATGAAACCGAAATAGACGATCACCTTGGCGGGGGTATCTCTTCCGCTTTGTGATAGGAAGAATTTACCTTGCTTCTTTGCCGAGAACATCCCGAATAGCAAGTCGGCCGTAATAGCCACGCCCATAGCGGCGAAAGCGTATTTCACGGGCGAGATAAAATTCAATAAGAATATCATTCCGCTTATTATCCAGCCCCAAGAATGGTTCAATACCATCTGGAGCTTAATCAAGATCCTCTCTACGATCGGACTAAATACCTGTGATATCATCTCCAAACATTTTTCACAAAGATGCTCGTAATCATACCTTCGGAAAAGGACATGAAAAAGCCCAGCCGGGGATTTCTCCGGGCGGGGCTTGATTGATATTATTCTTCCGGCAATAGTAGCCGGAGTAGTTCTTCTAGCCGCATGGCGGCACGTATTCGTTCTTGTTTGCTGTATTGCTCGTTTACATCGGTCACGATGTCGAGTAGGCGAAGGGCTTCTTGGAGTGTCATATGGCTTTACCCCCTTTTATAATAGTGAAAATGGTCATATCTCCTATGCGAATAGGTATTCCGCACTCAGATAGCTTACCTTTTAACCAACCTATTTTTTCACAGGCGGCATCATGTTTTCTTTTTGTTTCTTTGATTTCCATTTCCAATTCAGCGATTATCCGGTGGGCTTCCTCTAATGTTTTAATAGTTCTCATTGCTCACCTCCTTTCCCGAGGAACTCCCCGATCAAGTTATATATATCCGTAAGTTGCTCTTCTGTTATATCGCTCATGCGGTACTCATTACAGTCAATGCAATAAAGAACTTCTTCTTTCTTGCCGGGGGATTTCACCCGTATTTGTTCTATGTAAGGGCTTGCTTTCATGACCGGCCTCCTTTCTTCGCTGAGCAGTACACGAACCAAGCCACTCCAATCAGCGGTAAGAACGCCGGAGACAGCATTGTTAATAAAGCTACCGTGTACATCTTTGCCTCGTGAATGGATTTACAGGGCGTGATACCAAGAGGTAACAAGTTGTAGAACTTCTGGACGGTGATCCAAGAAAAGAAACTCGTTTCGTGAGTGGACGTTGATTGTAGGGTACTATTATTCCCCGGCAAACAAATGTTTTCGTGTTTGGACATAACTAACATTGTTTGTTTGGGGCAGGAAAAACAAAAAACGGTCTCGCCTGTCCCTTTGTCCTACACCACGAAAGGCAGTTATGGCCATTAAGCCATATCAAGGGGGTACGAAACCGTTGTATTATATATACGTACTAGTATGGACACAAAAAATGCCGATACAAATATGTTAGGCGGTCACCCGCCTTTCGTGAAATAGGACATTGCAAATATGGTGAAAGTTTTTGGGATGGCAAAGAAAAAGCCGGCTTTTATTGGGCCGGCTGGGGAATATTCCAAAAAGGATTTATCACATGTTCTCTATCCATCGTTTTCCGGATGGTGTATAAGTATACGCTAATATGCCTACGGCAACAATAGCTACAACGGTGAAAAAAACAACTGCTATCTGCATATTATTATTATTTTAAGATTCTATATCCAATCATCGCAAAGGCAACCGTACCGATGAATCCCATCGCAAAAAGATAATTAGCCATACTTGGTATCTCATCCTCTATCTCCCGGTTTAGTAAAGAGGCCGCTACCCCTAGCACCAAAGCCGCAAATGTCAACTTTGCCATATCAAAAAAGAACTTAGCGGTAGTTTCCTTTCTTACTTTACTTTTTTCTAATTCATTCTTGGTTGCCATGTCGCAAATATGGTGAAAGTTTTTGGGATGGCAAAGAAAAAATCGTAATATCCTTATATAACTTTACACTGCTAGGTAATCCCTAACATCCTATAATCACCATATCCCACCTTTGCCCCCGTGATCACGACACAACTATCTATTATTCACTTCAAAACAATCAACAAACAATGGCTACAACTTACAAATTAGTGCAGCGACGGGACATGCACAAGGGAGCGACTGAAGGCGATAAGCTTTATTACGCACAAGCGAAATCTACGGGTACTAGTGATATGGAGCGTCTTTGCTCCATGATTGGCGAGCGTTCTTGTGTATCCAGCGCAGACGTGAAAGCGGTGCTGGACTCGCTTATCTACGTGATGAAGCTGGAGATGTCGGACGGCAAGATCGTACAGTTGGGTGAGTTCGGTAATTTCCGTATCACGTTCGGTAGTGAGGGGACGAAGGTGGAGAAGGATTTCAACGCTACTAAGATTCGTCGTCCTAAGTACACCTTCTCTCCGGGTAAGGCGCTTCGCTCGCAAGCGAAGGTATTGCGATTCGAGAAGGTAAGCGTGGAAAAAGGCGAAGGAGGAAACGACTCCGAGAGTCCGGACGAGATCTAGGCTAAAAGCACGCATCGTTTGAGGGAGAAGGGCGCATCGTTTTGGAAAAGAGGGTGCGTCCTTTTTTTATGAGGTTAGTATTCAGTATATTTGATAATTTATAAATAGAGAAGGATGGACAATGAGAATTTTAAGATAAGGGCTTACGGATTGCAGGAGCTAGGCATTCAATATTTCCCGAATAGCGCACCAGCTTCGGCCTCGATCCAGCTAAAGAGATGGATTAATCTAAACAAGGCGTTACTTTATGAGATTACCGAAGCCGGGTATCATTCCGGGCAACGCTTACTCACGCCACGGCAAGTACAAATCATAACAGCGCATTTAGGGCCTCCATGACAGAGGCTCTTTTTTTGTCCCCGCATATTTCGCAACGGTTTCTCATTGTTGAAATGTTAATTTATTGATACTTAATAGTTGCGCACCTCTCAAGTAGCGTTTTTTTCTCAAAGCGTGCGAAAGCACCCCGCAGCGCCCTACAAAAAAAATGCGGGCGCAAGTTCAATTTTTCACCTTATCTGCTGCCTCCCTTAGACAGATCACGCATGAAATGCGTCTACCGATTTTTAATGAAGGAAGATGATTCCGGATTCCGCGTACGCAAGTTCGGGCATAAAGAAATTCGCGCCGACAAACAATGTGTCCCATGCGTCGGTAATGTGTGTCTTGTACTCATCCGGGTTATCGGGGCTGTCTTCTGTAGCTTCCGGCGATTTGTCTTTCTCGAATCCGTTCTTGCCTACTTTCACCGCTGTTTGCTCCATGGCGAGTTTGAGGAACTCGTTGTTGTATTTATTGAAAACAGGATAAAGGAGCGCCGGATCATGCTTTAAGGCCCGGTCTATTTGCTCGTGCCTCCAGTCGTGGCGGCTTACCTGTCCGATATAGATATCGGTGATATCCCAACCATATTCCTTGAAGATCCGGATGATGGTATCTTGATAGGACTCGGAGTTATTGCCGGTAGTCCACGTGAAGGTCTGGTCATAAAAGAAGATGATATCACGTTTGAGCTTGTATTTGTAGTATTCGCAAACCTGACGAGCCAATTCATCCAGCTTATCGGGGGTCTTGACAAAGAAGCTCTTTAGGGTACGTAATTGATGGCCTTGTACCTGTCCGATACATGCGGTATTGATTGCGGAGTTACTATCGAAACCGATTAGCAAGGGAGCGTCCATATCCAGATCCCCATCGGCTAGGCATCCGGCCAGTCGCAGCCGGTTCCAGTCCGCTCCCATGCTACCCATGTAGCGAGTATCGCCGGGGGTATAGAAATGGTAATCGTTCAAGGCCGAATAGAAGCCATTAGCGACACGGAACAGGCGTTCGTTCATGAATGCGGTACGCCATATAAGGGAGGGAACGTTGCGGTACATTTGCCAAATGTAATCCTTGCCTACGACTTCCATGTTATCGAAAATATCATACTCTCCGTAATATACCGTGTACTCCCGGGTCTTGCCACGCATAGGTTTGACAGGTGCTTGATACTTACGGGCCAACATTAAGTCATGGCGTAATTCTTTGTATTTGCGTTGGGTGTATGATGTTTGTTCCGGAAGGCGCTCGGTTAATTTCATTTCCCGGTATAGGTTCCGGATCAAGTTGATATGAACCGGATTCATGTCGTTGATCTTATCCAATATCCAACGTCCGGCTTTTAAGGTTGGCATATCCGTGGAATAGAGAACGGAATGATGCCAAGGGCATTGGTTGAAATCTTGCAAATTTCCCCGATTGGCGGGATCAACCTCGGATTTTATCTTATCGTAGTCTAGGAATTTCGCCTCCGGACCGATTACCCAATCTAAGGACATGGAGTTCGCTGACATCCCTTGACTGAAGGAGAGTACGACCAATACGGTGCCATTCCAGAAATGAATGCAATTGCCCCATGCGGTCTGAAGCGGCGGGCGCTTGGGCTTTCCGAAGTTGGCGGACAGGGGTGCCTTGCGGCCAACAAAGAAATGAATGCCCTCGATATAGCCCCATTCGGCGAGAGCGTGGATAATCGCCGGTAGCGTATTACCCCAAGCCTTGGCATAGGATGGAGAGATTAAAGCCCCGGTAGAACCCGGCATGGACCAAACATTCCGGATGATGAAGCGTGCGTCCAAACCCTCGGATTTACCGGTACCACGGCTACACACCCAATACTCGTCGTGGGCGGCGATCGCCATTCCCATGCGTTGCATCTTATTGAAAAACTTGCGTTGTGCCTCTTTCGCTTTACGGGTGAAAGGTTCAGTCATCAGTGCCATAGTCGTCTGTAATGGGTTCAATATCTACGATATCATGATCTTGCTTGAACAATGCCCGGAATGATTTCCTTTCTTCTTCAAGATTAGGGATAGGCTTGAAATCATCTCCCATTAACGTGACATCATCGGATGGCTCAAAGCAGGGTGGTTCCCAAGCGCTTCGATCAATGTCATCGTCTTCTTTATCGGAGCGGGTGTATTTACCGATCTTGTCCGCGTTGGCGGCGATACCTTTGGGGTCTTTGGCTTCCCGGGCGATGCGGATACCTTCCTTGGCGGCCTCGATCACCATGTAACGATACCAGTTCTTGCCGGCTAACTGTACATTTCCTACGAGTCTCCGGATAGCGGCCAAATCACGGTAAGCGGTGGCTTGTGATACGGGCTCACAACTGCCGTCGCAACCGGCCATCAGGAAAGCGATCAGGTCTTTGTCGGCTGTCATGGGGTCTTCCAATAACTTGGAAACACATAACATCCAGCGATCTTTTTGCATAAGCTCCCGGCAGGAGAGAAGGCTTGCCGCTTCTTCATGCCCTTTGAAAAGTACCGTGGCTATCTTGTCGTATGATGTTAGTTCCTTGTTCATTCTTTCTAAAGAGGTTATGATAAAGGGGAACAGCCAATACCTTATGGATTGTCTATTCCCCTTCATTATGGAAGCAAGATTTATTTCAAGTTATCCAGTTCCGCCAGCTCACGTTTGTAATAAGCCAAGCGTTGCTCTGCTTTTTGCCGGAGGTTAAGCTTCCCGTTTTTCTCATGTTGGGCGATAGAGGTTTCCGTGCGCCGGATATTCTCCCTCAGTCGTTCGATCCGGTTGGCGATCTGCATACCTTTCAGCAATTGATCGGCCGGGAGCTCCTCGGTCTTTTGAACCTCGGTTTTTAACTGGATCTGCTTACCCTCGGCCCAAGCGTCGATCTGGTCCCATAGCTTGGCACGGCGGGTCCAAAGCTCATGCACCTGATCGGCGATCGGCTTGCGTTGCTCCGGAGTAAGGGCCTCGTTCTGCATCTCCGTGAATAAGGCGGCGTACAAGGGGGTGATCTGGCGGACCTCGTCGAAGATCGTACGGATGTTATCCGGAAGGGAGGAGTATGTGGCGATCTTCGCTCCGGGCCGTAACAGGGCGAATTGATCTTGCAGTTCTTGCAACTCTTCCTGCGCTTCCTCCAGCTCGGCTTGCAATTGATCGATCTCTCCGGATTTATCGTCATTATCTTCCTCCAGCTCGGTGATTTTGTCTTGTAGCTTGAATAGCTCGGATTCTTTCACGAGGATTTCTTTTAAGACTTTATCGCCTTTTAGCTGATCCGCTGTTTTCTCGATCGCCTTTGTTGCCGCGACCGCTGTTTTCAAGAGTATCGAACCCCGTTCGGAGATTGTTATCTGGGGTTGGGCCGACGATAGGCGCGCTACGGTTGTCAACTTATTCACCAATACGGTGAAATGGGAATCGAACTGCGGAACCTCCTTTACCTCGCTAAAGAAAGCGATATACTTCTTTCTCATCTCCTCCGGAGCTAGAGCTTGAAAAAGCGCTAGACCGTCCGCGTATTTACGCTTACGGTCCGCTAACCAATTTTGCAATGTTATCATTTAAGAACCTCCTTCCGGTGGAGTAGGAGCTACCCCGGTGAATAATGCGTCTATATCGATAGGCGTTCCCATGATAATCATAGGGGCGGGGCTATCGGCCTCGAAAGTGAAGGACCAACCTCTTTTGTCGGCCGCCGCCTTGCCGCCGTCGAAAGAGGCGGTAACCGTACAAGGATAGCCGGGCTGTCCGATAAGCTGCTGGCTCTCGTTGTCCTCGATGATCAAATAGCCGGGCGTATTGCAGATCTGCCGGGCGAAGGCGGCGGCTTCCACTTTCTTGCCGGGGTGGAAGAACTCGCCGCTGATCTTGTAACTTTTACAATCTGTCTCGCCTTGAGACTCCGCTTTGTATCCTACGGTTGCCCGTGTCGCATAAATAGGTGTCGGTTTACCTCCCGACTCTAAAAAGGTAAAAGCTCCTGTCGCCGTCACGAAATCGGCTGTGGCCTTGGCCTCTTTGGGGAGCGTGGGTACGACAGAGACTGAGGTTTCCGGAATAAAGGCGATACGACCTTTATAACCCCCCATATTGTCCGCTCCGGCTGGCCATAAAACAGGGCCAAACGAGGCGCACATCACATAATCCGCCGGAACGTCCGCCCCCATGAAGAGGACGGATAGCACCGCTAGCAGAAACAATACGGACAAAACTTTTCTGAAATCTTTCATCGTTTTATTTATTTACTGGTTTTACGATTTGGTATAAGTACCGGAAGCGGTGAAGTCCTCTCCATCGGCTAAACTGACCTTCCCGTCTGCCGGCGTCTTGCTTTCAGGAT